GCTTGAGCAACTACAGCATTGTTAATTTGCATTTCCTTGTCATATGTACTTAACATATTACGCAATGTATTTTCACCATCTTGACCTTCTTGTGCAGGCAAGTCTAAAATTTCTTTGTATTCTTGTGCGTCTACTATTTGCTTTAGTTTTAGCCTGTATAAATGTGGATACCAAGTTTGTGAAAATCCTTCAGCTGCACGGTTTACATCTTCTACAACATAAAATCTTTTTATTGCATACGATAAATCATTTAATGCATATTCGTCTGTTAAATGCGGTATTTCTACTACATCTCCTGCAATAACTTTTCGTCCAATAGTTTTTACGCTACTGTTTATATGTATAGTCATAAACAAAGTATCATTGCTTAAAAACAATCCAAATTGACTTAGGTTAAAATCTATATCTTGAACATTGTATATGGCCCGCATAGTGTAAACATCAGGATCATATTTTCTATCTCTATTTTCAAGAAATAATAAATCTTGAATATTTGTTTCTTTAACTGCATCATACCTTGGTTGGTCAGCAGTAGCATCAGCTTCACTAGGATTTTCAGCACCTAGGAACTTATGTATATTAATATCTGTACCGCCAATAGTGAACATCTCATAGACTTGCTTGTCTATAAAACTGTAATCATTACCGCGTTGTGGTTTATATAAACTTAATCTTGGCATATACATATTTATCGATAGTTGTACAATACGATAAATACTACGGAGACATTAATTATGGCAATAAACAAACAGAATATATTTGACTATGTACACACAATGCTAGGCGGCGGCATGGTCGATGTAGAACTTGATCCTATACATTATGACACTGCTCTTACAAAAGCATTGACAAGGTTTAGGCAACGTAGTGATAATTCTGTAGAAGAGTCATACTTTTTTATGCCAACTATAATAGATCAAAACGAATACACATTACCTGATGAAATAGTTGAAGTTCGAAGACTATTTCGAAGAAGTGTCGGTGCTAGATCTGGTGGCGGAGACGGCGGAACTATGTTTGAACCGTTTAACTTGGCATATACTAATGCATACTTGTTATCGAGTTCTAATTTAGGCGGCCTTGCAACGTATGATATGTTCTCCCAATATCAAGAACTAGTAGGAAGAATGTTTGGATCATTTATAGAATTTAAATGGAATAGTCAAACAAAGAAACTTACACTATTACAACGTCCTAGAGGTAACGAAACACTATTATTATATTGCTATAATTATAGACCAGATGAGAATCTAATAAACGATTATCTAGCACAACAATGGATCAAAGATTATACACTTGCAGCTTGTAAGTATATGCTTGGCGAAGCTAGAGAAAAGTTTGCTACTATTGCTGGACCACAAGGCGGCACTTCATTAAACGGGCAAAGTTTAAAATCAGAAGCACAGCAAGAAATGGAAAAGCTAGAAAACGAAGTATCATTAGCAGTTCCGGGCGGCACAGGTTACGGCTTTACAATAGGTTAAAAATCACTTGACAAACTTAGTTTTTTGTATTATAATATATACTTAAATTAAGGAACATTTATGATTATTGGCATCTGTGGATTAATAGGTAGCGGCAAAGGTACAGCCGCAGACATTCTTGTAGAACAACACGATTTTAAAAAACTAAGTTTTGCTGACAAACTTAAAGATAGTGTATCTACTATGTTTAGTTGGCCAAGACATATGCTTGAAGGTGACACTGATAAATCACGCGAATGGCGAGAACAAAAAGACGACTTTTGGTCTAAAGAAACAGGACGTAGAATTACGCCAAGACTAGTATTACAAGAGTTTGGCACTGACTGTATGCGTAATGGGTTTTATGACGGAATATGGGTAAGTTTAGTTAAACAAGAAATATTAAGAAATCCTAAGCAAAAATATGTAATACCCGATGTACGTTTTCCAAATGAAGCAAAAGTGATTAATGAGCTTAACGGAAAAGTATGGAGAGTTATGAGAGGGCCTGATCCTGTTTGGTTTCGTATGTATCAAGACATTGGAGTTGAGCCTAAAGAAGTACATGCTAGTGAGTGGGCTTGGGCTAATGTAAATTTTGATAATGAAGTAGACAATAACGGAACATTAGACAATCTTAAAGATCAGGTACAAGATCACCTTGCTTCCATCGAACACCTTGTTTCTGCGTAATACGCTGACAGTTGGCACATATAGTTTTTAGATTAATTACACTACAATTATTAAGATCGCCGTCGATATGAAAGACATTAAATTGTTCTGGATGCTTTGATGTAAAGTTACATTTTTCACAAGTGTTTTTCTTATCGTATCCGCGTTGTTTCCATTTAGGAATATCGTACTTTAATCCATGCTTCAAACAACGTTCGCATTTTTTTCTATAGTATACCTTACTACCTTTTTTGTAGTTTATAGCGGCTGGTCTTTGCTTACATTCACATAAAGGTCTCATATTGTATTTACCTCACCTTTTCGGCCCCTTTTTTATGGCGTAAACATATACCTTTTTATTATTATATGCTAAATACAAATAGCAAATGATTCCAACAGGAGAAATAATATGGCTTTAACATCACCAGGAGTACAGGTTTCCGTAATAGACGAAAGTTTTTACACACCAGCGGAACCGGGTACAGTACCTATGGTTTTTGTTGCTAGTGCATCGAATAAAAAGAATGCAGCAGGCACAGGAACAGCAGCAGGTACACTAAAAGCAAATGCAGGTAAACCTTACTTGCTAACATCACAAAGAGATTTGGCGGACACCTTTGGTGATCCAATATTTAAGACAGATACAAATAACAATCCAGTACATGGCGGAGAGTTAAATGAATACGGCTTACAGGCTGCATATTCATTACTTGGCGTAAGCAACAGAGCATATGTTGTAAGAGCAGACGTTGATCTAGGCGAACTAGAAGCTACAGCTGATGCACCAAGCGCAAATCCATTATCAGGTACATATTGGTTTGATACAGATGGATCTAGATACGGTATTCAACAGTGGAATAGCAATGCTGTTAACACTACCGGCGGGCAAACTTTTACAACAAAGACGCCTACAGTAATTTTTAAACAGAACGAAGTAGTTGATTACGACGGCGGAGATTACGCTCCACTTGCATCAATAGGTGCTATTGGCGATTATGTAATTATAGCAGTAACAACAATTAACAAGTTATGGTACAAAAACTCAGGAGGTTCGTGGGTTGAAGTTGGAAGCAATGATTGGACTAAGAGTTTTCCTACTATAAAAGGTTCTGTTGCTAATCCAAGTTTTGCAGGAACAGCTGATATTACAATTAACGGCTCTACAGTTTCTGTAGGTGCTGGTACTGTATCAGATGTTGCACAAGCAATTAACAACGGTATTGGTTTAGGCGGAGAGATTTCAGCCGCAGCAGTAGACGGATTTTTAGAAATTTACAGTAATGGATCAAGCTCAGGTGCTGACGATTCGAGTTTAGGAGGACCAGTTGTAATCGGTGGTGATGCAACTAGACTTACAGAACTTGGAATAACAGCAGGGACATTTTATCCACCACAATTACAAATTTCAGCACATACAAGTGTTCCAGAATGGAAGTCATCGGATACACGCCCACGTCCAAGTGGTAGTATTTGGTTTAAAACAACTACACCAAATGGCGGAGCAAAATTAGATGTTAAACTATGGAACGCTACAACATTACTATGGGACGCAAAATTAGCTCCATTGTATGATAATTCTGCAGCTGCATTATTTGCGTTAGATTCAACAGGCGGCGGTGCAAACTTAGCAATTGGTGATCTATATGCAAAAACAAACGTAGCATCTGATACACAACCATTAGGCAACTTTACAATTTTCCGCAGACAAGCAAGCGGTACAACTGCAATTACTAGTGCAGCAGTTACAGGTGCAGCACCTGGTGCAGGCACACACAACTTTACTATTAGTAGTACAAACAAAGGTAGTGCAGCATATAGTGTAGCAGTAACAGCAAACGTTGTAACAACAGGTAGTGCAAGCGGAGATGCTAACTTAATTGCAGCAGCAATTACATCTGCAGGCGCACAAAATGTTAGTGCATCAGTTGATGCATCAAATAGAATTGTAATTAGTCATGCACAAGGCGGCGAAATTAAATTTGTTGACACAACAGGATTACTAAACGGTATTGGATTTAAACCTTTTGCAAGTACTGATCCTACAAGTACATCTAACTTAGCATTTGTAGATGGTACAACAAACGCAACTAGTCCAAAGCAATTCCAAGCTACTAACTGGCGTGTATTAACATATACAGCAAGTGCTAGTGCAGTTACATCATTAGCAACACAAGGCCAATTATGGTACAATAGTATTGTTGACGAAGTAGACATACTTTATCATAATGGTACAACTTGGGTAGGTTATGCAGATTCAACAGCATTTAATACAGCAGATCCAGCAGGACCAATTGTTTCAGCAAGCATGCCAATACAACAAAGTGACGGAAGCGCACTTGTAACAGGTGATTTGTGGATTAGTACAGCAGACTTAGAAAACTATCCAACTGTATATCGTTACAACGTAAATATTTCAGGAACTACAGCACAAAAATGGGGAACACCTTTAGATAGTAGTGATCAAACTACAGAAGACGGTATGCTATTTGCAGATGCACGTTATGGTACAGGCGCTGGAACTTCAACTGTTGCACCAAGTGGTACAATACCTGCATTACTTGCAAGTAATTATTTAGACCCAGATGCTCCAGATCCAGCACTATATCCAAAAGGTATGTTGCTATGGAACTTACGTAGAAGCGGATTTAATGTTAAGCGTTTTGAGCGCAACTATGTAGACACAACAACAGTTAACAAGCGTATGGCAGACGAGTCAATGGCTAATTACTATCCACACAGATGGGTAACTGAGTCAGGCAACCAAGCTGATGGTTCAGGTAGCTTTGGACGTAAAGCACAGCGTAAAGTTGTTGTACAATCGTTACAAGCAGTAGTTAACAGTAATGACGATATTAGAGATGATGAGTCAAGATTGTTTAACGTAATGGCTACACCAGCTTATCCAGAACTAATTGGTGAAATGATTAGCTTAAACTATGATAGAGGCTTAACAGCGTTTATTATAGGCGATGCACCATTCCGTTTAACACCAGATGCAACTTCATTAAATGAATGGGCAACAAATGTTAATACAGCCGTAGAAGATAACGATGACGGACTTGTAAGCCGTGATGAATACTTAGGTGTATTTTATCCATCAGGATTTAGTAGTGACAATGCAGGAAACAACGTTGTTGTTCCGCCAAGTCATATGATGCTAAGAACTATTGCACTAAGTGACCAAGTTAGCTATCCATGGTTTGCACCAGCAGGTACAAGACGTGGAGGAGTTACAAACGCAAGTTCAACAGGTTATGTAAATAACGAAGGCGAATTTGTTGCAGTAGCACTTAATGAAGGACAACGTGATACACTTTATAGTAGCAACGTTAACCCAATTACGTTTATAACAGGCGCTGGACTTGTAAACTTTGGACAAAAAACTCGTGCAAGAGGCGCAAGTGCATTAGATAGAATAAACGTTGCAAGACTTGTAATTTATCTACGTAGTCAGTTAAACACTTTAGCTAAGCCTTACATCTTTGAACCAAATGATAAAATCACACGTGATGAGATTAAGCAAGCAGCTGAAAGTTTATTACTTGAGTTAGTTGGTCAACGTGGATTATACGACTATTTGGTAGTGTGTGATGAGTCAAACAATACTCCAAGCAGAATTGATAAGAATGAGCTATACTTAGACATTGCTATTGAGCCTGTTAAAGCAGTAGAGTTTATTTACATACCACTAAGACTTAAAAATACTGGTGAAATATCAGGACTATAAACTGATAAATACTATTAACAGGAGCAGACTAAATGGCAATTTCAACACTATCAAAAATTACAGTTCCACTGGCTAGCGGAGATTCCGCTAGTAATCAGGGACTTTTAATGCCCAAGTTACAGTATCGCTTTAGAGTGAGCTTAGAAAACTTTGGCGTTAGTACACCAACTACAGAACTTACAAAACAAGTTATTGACGTAACTCGTCCAAATGTAAGTTTTGAACAGATGACACTAGATGTTTACAACTCACGTGTTTACCTAGCAGGTAAGCATAGTTGGGAACCAATTACACTTAACTTACGTGAAGATGTAAACAACAATGTGCAAAAGCTAGTTGGTGAACAACTACAGAAACAATTTGACTTTTATGAACAGTCAAGTGCAGCATCAGGACAAGATTATAAATTCGTAACACGTATTGAAATCTTAGACGGCGGTAACGGAGCCAATATACCAAATGTATTAGAAACATTTGAATTATACGGTTGTTACTGTGAAAGTGCAAACTATAATAGTTTAGCATATTCAAACTCAACTGATCCAGTAAGTGTAACACTAGCAATACGCTATGATAACGCAATCCAGTCACCACAAGGTACAGGAATTGGAACAGCAGTTGGGCGTACAGTTAACACAGCAGTAACTGGCGGCGGCGCATAATAACAATAATATTCATTTAGTCTTAATAGAGGAGCCGTTGTGCTCCTCTATCCTTTTATATACATACTTTAATAAGTAGGATAAATATTAGTATGGCAAATAAGTTCAATGGATTATTAGATAGTATAGCAGCAGGAGCGTTAAGTCCTAAAGGAAATTTAGGTGACTGGCAACATGCTTCACGATTGTATGTTGATGCAAACATGCGACTTGCACCTCGAAGTAAATTTAACTATCATGTACAGTTTGTAGTTACTTCAGAAGGACAAAGTTTAATACCAAAGTTGTTTAGTGGCGGGCCACTTAATGAAATTGGTATGTTAGTTAAAAGTGCAGACTTACCTAGTTACACTGCTAATGTCGAACAAAAGAAAAAATATAATAGAATTAAAAATGTGCAAACTGGTATTACATACGAGCCGTGCAACATAACATTTCATGACGATAATCAAGGACTAACTACTGCTCTTTTACAAGCATATTATAGATACTATTATGCAGACGGAAATCAACGTATAAATGCAGGCCGTGCATATTCAGTAAAGCCGCATAATACTTTCTTAGGCACGTCAATGAACAAGTACAAATACGGTATGGATGTTAATAATCCAGGGGTACCATTCTTTAAAGAAATACGTATTAGTACTATGGCAAGAGGTGAATATGTTACTTACACCCTTGTTAATCCTATGCTTACTGCTTGGAGTCACGACAATGTTGATAACAGTGACGGAGCAGGCACATTACAAAATCAAATAACAGTAGCATATGAAGCAGTATTTTACGAAAGTGGTGCAGTAAACACTGGATCCAATGGTAACCCAGTTGGATTTGGACAAGATCATTACGATACTACTCCTAGTCCAATATCGCTTGCTGGCGGAGGCGGCGGAACATTAGGATCTGCTATTGAAGGTGCATTTAGTTTATACGACTTTATTGCTAGTGGCGAAGCATATGATAATCCGTTACTTGCTGTATTAATGGGTGCAAATTTAATAGGTAACGTTAGAGGGTTATCTAAAGACGGATTGCGTCAAGAAGGATTTAATATACTAACTGGTGCGTTAGGAGCTGCAACAGGAATAAACGTAAGCGGAGTTGCACAAACATTGTTTCCTAAAAACGGAGGCAGTGGCGGAGGCAAAAACTTGTTATTAGCTACAGCAGGAGTAGCCGCAGTAGCAGCATTTACAAGTAGTAAGTCTTTCTTAAAAAATAATCCTGCCGCACTAGATAGTGCAATGCAAAAACAACATACTAAAAATTACCAATCACTAACTGGCGGCAGCATTGCACAAGGCAAAGCGGCATACGAAACAGTAAGAACCAATCCTATGGAAATGGCCGCATTAGAAAAACAAGTATTAGGAACATAATATGAGCAGCTTACCAACTACAACTACAAACAGCGATAAAAGAGTTACTGAATTTTTTGATAACTATTTTACAGAGAAATTATCATTTCCGTCCAACGAAGTTGACGCTGTTATTGGATTCTTCTTAAAGCGTGGTTTTGAAAAACCTGCAGCAATTAGTACAAGTACTATTTTACTTAACCAAGCTAAAATAGATAATGTTAATGTATTTGAATTACTTGATACATTAAAAAACCTAGATGGAATTCAATTAAGCACTGTTGTAACAGAAGTACTTAACTACAATAGATTATCGACTAGTACTTTAGGATTTAAACTTTCAAACTCTACTAGTACTTTAGAAAAACGCAATGTAGTAGTGTAATATGGCTAGATTTGCTCAAGGTAAATTTAACTGCAAATTTCCAGAAAAATACATAGGAACAAAAACTCCAACATATCGCTCGAGTTGGGAGTTTGCTTTTATGAATTTTTGCGACAACCATCCTGCTGTTGATAAGTGGGCAAGCGAAGCAATTAAGATACCTTACAGAAATCCATTAACTGGCAAACAAACAATATATGTGCCAGACTTCTTTATTGCATATGCTGATAGAGGCGGCAAACAAAAAGTAGAACTTATAGAAGTTAAGCCAGCTAATCAAACGCATCGAGAAAAATTAGGGCGTAGTAGACATAATCAAGCGGCTTGGATAGTTAATCAAGCTAAATGGGAAGCTGCATCTGCTTACTGTAAGCAAAATAACATACAATTTCGCATTGTAACTGAGGACGACATTTTTCACAACGGTCGACGATAACCGATAAATAAGTGTGTATATAAAGGTTACACACTATGACGAAAAAACTTGAAGAACTTTTAAACTTACCTGACTCAAAAGATTTAATATCTGAAGCTCAGAATGAAACTAAAGCAAAATCAGCTGTTGTCGAACAACAAGATACTATGAGAGATATAGCTGAATTTGATAAAATTGCTAGTGCTTTGCCTAGTGTCAAAGGACTAGGCGATAAAGCCGACGACGAGCTTAATGATATTGCAACCGCAGCAAGACAAAGTTATGAAGACTTAATGGATCTAGGGATGAATGTTGAAGCACGATATAGTGGAAGAGTTTTTGAAGTAGCAGGTTCAATGCTTAAAACATCCTTAGATGCAAAAGTTGCAAAAATGGATAAAAAACTTAAGATGATTGAACTACAATTAAAGAAAGAAAAACTAGATAATGATACTCCAATGGGCGGCGATATTGTAAACGGAGACGGTTATGTTGTTACAGACCGTAATAGTTTATTAGAAAAATTGAAAAGTATGGATAAATAGTTTATAATAGGAAAACACCATGAAAACATTTGCACAATTTTTAACAGAGTCTGAAAAGACATATAAATTTTTTATACGAGTAGCAGGCGAAGTGCCTGAAGGATTCGTAGATACAATGGAGACTAATCTTAACAAGTATGAAGTTATTAAACTTAGTACAGGAAAAAGAGCTCCTATAACAGAAAAACCAGCAGACTTTCCGCAGTTACAAAATATGGAAGTAACGCATTACGAAGCTGATCTTAAATACCCAACAACAGCACATATGTTAGAACAGTACCTAGTTGCAAATTGTAGTGTTCCGCATAGCCACTTAATTGTGCGTGGCGAATTTGATCCTATTGAAGCACAGCAATCAGTTAAAACTGATGGCCCGTATGAAGCAAAACTTAATACTGAAGAATTAGGTGGTGCAAGCGCACAGGGCGAAGTTGGTGCAACAAGGGTAATGGACCTATTAAAAGAATTAGAAACAGCTCGGAAAGAACGTGAAATTGATCCTATGGAAGGTGCTCCAAAAGGCGAATCCAAAGATATTACTGATGCTGAAAATGCAAAAGCAGTAGTAGGAGGTTAAGATGAAAGATATTAAAGATTTCATAAATATTTCAAATTTATATACAGAAGTAGATTTAGATAAAAATCAAAAAATTGAAGAAGGCATAGTTGATAGTTTTCTTAGTCTGTTTGGCATTCGAGATAAACAAGACGCAGAAGAAATAATTGATAAAATAGATGCAGCCGGCGGCAATGCTAACAAAATTGATACAATAAAAGTCGATCCAGATGATCCAATGAGTGCTGTTAACCAAGAAAAAGATAGAACAACTGTTGGTCAAAATGATCCAATGAGTGCTGCTAACCAAGAAAAAGATAGAACAACTACAACAGGCGAACCTGTAGTAGTAACAACAGCAGATCAAGCTAATAGTATTTTTCAAGATCCTGATGCAACAGAAGAACAAAGAAAAGCAGCACAAAATTTCTATAATGCAAATAAAACAGGTGAAGTTGATCCAACTGGTAATGTAGGTGGAGCAAATGCAGCCGCTAAAGC